GTAAGGTCGATCACGTTCATAAAAATCTCCTATTAAAAAAGGGGCTCCGAAGAGCCCCTTTATTGTGCCACCGATTAGGCGCTGAGAACAGCGCCCCAGTTTTCACTGCCCAAGCTGATGTAAGCACCAGACATGTTAGCAGCCAAAGCTTTAGCAGCATTAGCAGAACCGCCGTTGATTGCGCCACCAGTGGAAGCGTACACATTCAAAGCAGCGTTAGAAATGTTCACAATATGAACGATGTCACCAACTGGACGCTCAGCAGGCAACTTAACACCATCGCTAGCGGTACCTGTAGTCACGACGTTAATAGCACCAGTCAGTGCGGTAGCACCGGCCTGAGTCTGCGTTGTACCAGCAGTGGCTGTTTGATAGCCACCGATACTGCGGGAAAATTGAGTAGACATAAGAATCTCCAAAGAATAAGAATAAAGAAAGGGCCCCCGTAGGGGCCCAGTTTATTAGCTGGCAGAGCCGACTTGAGCAACAACCAAAGCCTCAGGCTTAACAGTCTTGCGACCGTACACAGCCAAACCGCGGACGATATCGCCGAAGTCTGTTTGGTTACGCAAAGGTTCTGTCTTGTTCACAGTCATGGCGAAAGACATTGCTGCCTTGGTACCAGCGACCATAGTACGACGAGCCTTGGCGCTAGCTACAGCACCGCCAGTGGCGGGATCAGTCAAACCAGCCACCAAAGCCTTACCTGCTGCGCCGCGTGGGAGCAAGTTAGACACGTAGACTGTGAAACGATCCAACATACCGATCTTGCCGCTACGGATGGTCGACTGAGCGTCGCCAGTAAAGTAGGCTTGAGCGATGTTAGATTGCATCAACAGGTGACGGTCGAAGGGGCTGATAATCAACCAACGGCCATCTTCGGGAACGTTCTGCTCGTCCAACACTGTGGACATGCGAAGGATACCCTTCAACACGTTTTCAGGAGTGGCTTGGTCGATAGGAGTTACGTCAGTGCCCAAGTTATAGGCAGCAGAAATAGCACCAGCAGTAGCGCCTTCGTTAGCAGCAGCAGGGCCTTCAGTGACCATGTTGTTGAAGAAAACTTCGTTTTCAATAGAAATTTTCAACTGCTTGGCAGCGTCTTCTGTGAACATGTTCATCAAGTTCATGTCAGACTGGTATGACAAAACGTCGTTCACTTGAACGCCGAAGTACTTACCCTTGTTCACTTGCATATCTTGGAAGATAGGAGTGGGGACTTCGTAAGACAAGTTCTGGCCGACAGTGTAGTCAGAGATGCTGATTGAAGGAGCCAAACGGATACGGATGGTATCGCCTTGGTTCTTCAACTCGCCTTCGTAATCGGTGTTAGCGATTTCAGACAACATTGTGTTTTGGTAAAACTTGGCCAGCAATTTGCCAGACCACAGGGTGGGGATAAACGCACCAGAGTACGATGTGCTCGTATTAAACGGAGCTTGGACGGGATATACAGCAGCCATTTTGGCCTCCTAAAAAATAACAGGTTGGGTTTCAACGCTGTAACACGGATCACGCAACTACGCGACCTTCCATGTATGCAGCATCAATTTCAGCTTCAAGTTTCTTTGCCGCGTCGATTTGCCCTTTAGTCCCCAAGTCTGTTGCTCTACGAAACATCTTTTCAATGTCCGCGTTGCTGTAGACCTTGCCTTTTGGAGAGGCACTGGGGGCGCTTGAGGCACCACGATTCGGCTGAATTTGACGTTCAAGTTCGTCAGTTTTATCTGGTTTGCTCTCTACGGGGGCAATGCTCTGTTGGAACATTGTTACGTAGTGTGCAACTCCTTCGGCGTCGCCTCGGTTAAACGCTTGCTGCGCAACAGTAGATCGTGGCGCTCTGAGCAACGGGTCAACTTCGTTTAGCCACGCGATCCACTTGGGATCGGCGTTAATTGCTTCAAAGTTTGGCACCATACGGTACAGACGTTGCTCAAAACTTGCTTCAGATACCTGAGTACCGGTCGTGTTCAACTGCTCGCGCAGCTGTTCATTCTCGACTCTCATGGCGTCTAATTCGCTACGAAACTCTGCTGCCACTTCGCGGGCAACCTTGCGTTGGACTTCAATTAAGTCCTCGCCAAATGCTTGAACATCAGCATCCGTAACCAACTTCTCAGCAACTGCAGGCTTCTTCGTCTCGACTGGCTTGGTTTCTACGGCTTTCTGGAGTTTTTCCAATTGGGCCTTAAATTCCCGCACGTCGGCGTGTAAGCGTGGCACTTCGGCGTCATATTTGCCTTTTAGGGCGATATAGCGACTCTGCCATGTTTCTTCAGCGATAGCTGGTTCTGTCGGTTCTGGCTTTGATTCAACAGGTACTTGCTGTTGCGCGGGAGGCTCAGGTGTCGAAGGTTCAGCTGGAGGATTGTCCTTAGATTGCGGCTCCGGGTCAGCGGGCGCTGGATTTTGACTCTCAGCTATTTGTTTTTCGATCTGTTCCAATTCACGTAATTGAGCTTCTACTTGCTTAGGCAATGCCATTTTAAATTTCCTTTAAAGCGCCAACTCTGCATTTCGGGCGTCGGGGTTACCGGTGTGCCGTCCAACATAATGGTTTGCTAGGACTACAAAATCGGGTTATTTAACCCGGTCGAAAATCTCGTGCGATTTTTCAACCGCCTCGAGAAAATCTGCTAAGACCTCAGCGCGACCTTGAAGTCGGTGTATTCGTACTGAATCTTCTGCAAGAATCAAGGAGTCTTTTGTCTCCTCAAGTTTCTTACGAAACAAATCCAATAGAGCACCGTGTTCTTCTAGCTTGCAACGATATAACGCTTGCACATGCTGTCGATCGGGCTTTTGGCCTATAAAAATCTTCATATGTTGATTTTATACCACTGCTTTTTTAAACAGTCAACAAAAGTTTTTAAATTCCGTTAGGACGTGGTGACATCATGTTACCTTCGCGTCCTCCTACTTGACTTCCATCAGGTAGCGTATTTTGGGGAGCAGGGCCTTGCGTCATACCGGGAGCGCCCGGTGCGCCGCCCTGAAGTTCGCCGGCAATTATGGCTAACTGTTCTTGAAGCTGCGCGTTTTGCTGTTGCAAAGTTTGCATCGCTGTCAGCGTAGGACGATCAGGAACAATGCGGTTCACGTTGCCGCTTAAGTTGCGAGCCTGCTCGCGCAAGAGCTCTGCTGCACCGTCCATACCTACGATCTGCTGAGCTACTGGGCTGTTGAGCACCAGAGTCAGGAACTCGTTGCGACGGATAGCTTCGGCTTCCTTGACCACCAAACTGTTTGCGCCTTTGGCCACGGCCTTGACGTCGCCGATCAAGTCTGGGTCTTTGCTGTAACGCAAATTGTCTTGGTACAAACGCTCAATTGATGGGACGATGACAGAGCGGTCAATGTTGCTAATAACCTGTTTGATGCCCTTACCAGCGTTAGAAATTAACATGGACAAGCCAGATGACGTGCGGCCTGCACCGGGTGTGTTCTCACCTGTCATGTAACGAGGAATCATTGTGTCTTCATCAGCGCGTGCGGAGAACTTCTCAAACACTGCCATCAGCTCATTGGCATTACTGTTGGGCTGATAAAACGTCAAAGGCTGAGAGCCGTCGTTAAATTCAGAACTCTGGAATTGCCAGATTTTCCACGGGTGCATCTCAGTGATATCTTCGCCGGGCGGCAAGCGTGAAACATTCACACCGACCTGTGGGCCAGAAGAAATACCCATGTTGTTTGCTAAAGCGCGGGCTGAAGCGTTCACCATGTTTTGGGAATCACGGCACAAGTCCGCAACGCCTTTACCAGCAACAGCTCCGGGCACTTTCTCGTACGAAGTAACGTAGTATGGCTTGCGTCCCAGAGGATCATAGTTGAGCACAGCGCGAATGACTGTAGAACCTACTAACCACACTTCGCATGGATAGTTTAGATCAGAATCGGGAATCTCTTTTGCAGACAAGCCCCAAGTGAGTAAGTCGCTGCCCTTTACACTGTCCCACATCTGCAAAGCATCAATCAGATCAGTTGTAAAAATCGTCTGTGTAGTGTCTTTGCCTTCAGCTGTAGCCTGCGCGCTATCTGTCCACAACCATTCGTTCAGGTTGCCGGAGTCAAAGTCTTTGAGCACGGCGCGGATCGCGTCGTCGTTGTATCCGGGCACGCCCATCAGAGCCTGCAAGTCTTCACGCGTCATGCGGTGACGCTCAACAATAAATCCTTCCTGTACATCCGAGCACCATGGAGCCCAGTAGAACATGAATGGATCAACGCGCTCCCACTCGTTGGTAATTTCTTCAGAGGGCGCAAGTTGCCCGTTCTGCCACGCCAACGTTTTGCGTTTACGCTTTACAGGTCCTTTAAGAACGGCATACGGAAACGTAACAACGTCGTCAAGAAATGTATTCAGAGCATCTGTCCAACCACCTTCAATGAGTTGGTCTTCCATCTTCAATTCCATGCGGTCGACACGCTCATTAGCTTCTTCGCGCAAGCGGCGCATAGCAGAGTCTTTCATTTGCTGTGCGGTTTCACGAAGCTGGTTCGGATCAGGAATCTGCCCGCCCTGCTCCATCATTGTCTGCAGCTGCTGCTGCATGCTAGCCATCAATTCTGCAATCAACTCAGGTGGCAGCGTTGGCTCTGGCGTTGCCTCAAGACTCCAAGGCTTATCAGTGCCTGTACCAAGCAAAGTATCACGCAGCCAGCTTGTAGCAGCGCGGCATTTCACAGAAGTCAAGTTAATATAAATATCTGAGCCGCCTTGACGCTTAATCTCCGCTAACTTGTCAGGGTTGTATTCCCCGTTACGCTGCCTTAGACAATCAAGCATGCGCTCTTCAATTGTTCGTTTTGCTTCACGAGCCGACTCCCAGCGCTTTCGTGCGTGCGCAGCCAGTCCTTGGATAACAGGCGTGGCCTGCATATCTGTGTTGCGTTTTTGAGATTCCCGCTCCAAATCACGGGAACGAGCTACTGGAATGAGTGCGATGCCTGAAGCCATCAGTCGTCCTTAAATAGTTACCGCATTGTACCGCCCACTGTCAAGTGGTCAAGTGTATGCATACGAGGATTTTTTAATTTCTCGTTTTCCAGAGTTCATCCCAACACCCCTCAAATTCATATCCATTACAGAATCTGCGTACTGGTTTGCGTCATGAACATGGGAAAACTCATTTTTGTCCGGTTTGTCTTCCATCTCCCCGTTCTTTTTAATTTTATACCGGTAGCCATACCGAAACCCTTTTATGAGCGAAGTGCACGCCGGGTCAATTAAATACAACGCTTTGCCTTCAAGCTGCTGCATCAGCAAGCGCTCGACCGCCTGAATCCGCAGCTCCGGCTTATTTGTCGGGGGCTTCACACATTTAAACCCAGCTTCCCGTAACACGTCAACCAGCGACATCTCGTTGAGCTGCTGCTTCGCATATCCCGCGGGATCAGGTGCTACGAGAAAAGTACACCCCTGCAAGTGATTGGCAATGTACGGGTTCAGTTTAGTCCGGATAAATGTCTCAATACCCATATTCTCCGAAACCAACTCCGCCAAAGTCACCACGCGCCCGCGAGGGTCACGCTGCTTAAACACCGCCGCCGGCGTCCTCCCAAAGTCCAGCCCAATAATAATCGGATACTCTGCACCCCGAATCGGCTTAATCGCATCTTTGGCAACGTGAAACTCCGCAGTAAACGTCTTCTCGTACACCGGGGTTCCTGAGAGCGACCTACCATATTCAGACCTAAGGTAAACCCTAAGCCAGTCCTCGGTCTTACCCGGAATCAAGTTAGGGTAGTACTGTTTGGGCAAGTGGTTGTAGTTGTCGCACTCTGGGTTAACACACCATTCCTGCGCATCCTTGTCCAGCAAGACCTCTTCGGGCTCTTCGCCAAACCGTTCGGTGTATGTAAGGGGTTTAAGAATTGCCGCCGGCTGTTTGTAAATTGACCAGTTGCTAGGTGGCTCTTCCATTTTGTTATGCCACCACGTATCTTCGTCCGGCATGTTGGTATCAAACAGCGCGCACGACCTAGTGGGCCCACCGTCCTTCATTGAGGGGTACCGGTTCAAACGACCAAGCAGGCCATCCACAACGTCTTGGTGTAGCTCTCGGGCCTCATTCCCCCAGATGAATGTTGTCTCCAAAGAGAGCGCTTTTCTCACGTCGTCCGGTGTATCAAGGGCAATGAATAGCCACTCCGATTCGACCGTGGTGCCGTCAGCTAATTTAGCCATCAGTATAAAGGTTTTCTCTACAGCCTTCCATATGCCGGCTTCCCCGGGCGGCAACCAGTCAAAGACAGTTTTACGTGTCGTAAGCGCCAGCTGATCCGCAGTGTTACGAACAATAACCGCCCGGGTCTTCCTGATGTTTTTTGCGTTTGGAGCCTGCCCCATCGCTAAGCGCACAAGCTCGTGCACACACGTTACCGATTTACCCCCACCAACGGGCCCTGCCAATACTCGAACGTAGTTTTCGTCCAACATAAACTCACGCTGCGTCGCCGTCGGTTTGTAAACGCTCATTTAATTTCCTTGGTTTCTACATCCAATGTAACAGGCTGCATGACTGGCTGGTTGCTCAAGCTCATAGTCTGCCCACCGCCCAAATCAATAGACAACGTAAAGGTAGGCCCCGTATTCTGGAACTTTTCTTCTTTGGGTTCAAGTCCGCCAGCCTTAATCAACGTTTTTAAAACTTCATGCTTCTGCCCAAGCGACGCATCTGCGCTGGCTGCACTGACGTATACCTGATCCAGCAGGTCCGCTGCCATCCATGTGGCTTTAGCCTTGAAAGTGACCCCGTTTTTCTCAAATTCTGACCGTTTTACGGCAATTTGGAGCTGAAACCACTTCTGGGAGGCCAGAGTTTCGTACTGTTCGATGCTAAAACCGTGGCGAGAGGCCACTATGAGCTCATCTTCCATGCCAAGGGCTATGGATGCCACCATTTCATCGCTGATTGTGGGGAAAGAGACCGATTTTTGGCCGTATTCCAGTGGTTCGTCGCCAATTTCAGTGTCAAGCTGTGACATTTTGAGCCTCCGCCAAGGCTTTTTCGTGCTTTTCTAGCGCTTGATGGTACTTTTCCAGTGAAATTCTGACCACATCAGCCGACGAAACACCCCGTTTTTTAGCCAATTTTTGGGTTTTTTCTAGCAAATCGACGGGTAAAAACAGGTTCCAACGCTTCATTTCTGTGCTCATTTTGGGCTCCTAAGGTGTGTATACGCACATTATACAGCTTTTTTATTTTTTGTATGTATACACACGGTGTGTATGTCTTTAATTTTTCGTTGTGCTGTGAGAGACAGTCGTAAGCAGGCAGGGGGGCGGGGGCGGGGGGTGGGTGTCCTGTGGGGGGTGGGTAGCGGTTAGACCATAGGTGGAGGGATAGCCAGAGTAGCGGTTAGACCTCTAGTGGAAGGACTTGCATCCAAGCGCTTGACGCAAAACAGCAAGGAACTGGGTACGTGTAATCTCACAAGCCGTAAGGTCGAGGGGTGTAGCGGAAGGTACGTGGATAGTCACACGCCAACAGGTAACGCTGGGCTGGGTGTCATGCCATAACCGCCACAGGCGGAGTAAATGTAGGGGTTTTCCCTACGCCAAAGGGTTCAGTCCCAAGGTGCATAACGGGGTGTTTTGAGGTGACCTCGTCAAAAGGCATTGTCTTTTGATAACCACCGAGCGCCAACAGTCGGGGGCGCTAATACCCGAAAGCCCTCCCAAGGGGCTTGAATGTGGGTTCACTTCGAGTCCACATCAAAGCTCAATCATCCAACCTCAAAGGAAATTTATCATGGAAAAAGCACAAGTTCTCAAAAATATCGGTTCTATCGGTCGTGCGTCAGCCAAGCTGACTAAGGACATTCAAGCCACTGCTGTGGGTTGCGTAGAACACGCTGTCAAGCATGGGGATGTAACTCTCGCTGACCAACTTGTCGATGCACTCGGCAAAGGTTTGCGTAAAGCATCATTGCGTGCATGGTTTGAGAAAAACGCACCGATGTTCATTGCCAAAGGCAAGGACAAGTTCTCATTCGATCCAACTCGCAAGGGTGAATGGAATCAGGATCGTGAAGATACATTATTGGCTACGCCTTGGGAAGAAGCCAAACCCGAAGAAAAGATTGTCTCAATCTTCGATGTATCCGAGTCATTCGACAAGTTCATGAAGCGTGTCGAGTCAATGTCCAAAGACGCACAGGTCACACTTCGCAACCGCGAGATGATCGACTTCCTTGTACACGCAAGTGCTACATACCACGATGCCATCGCAAGCAAGGCACGTATCGATACGCCAGCCGCCTAAGGTCAGGTCGTAACCTGAAGCCCGCCAATGTGTGGGCTTTGGATTATCACTTGGAGGTAATATGAAAGTTCATCTAGTTCACTCAGGGTCGGTGTCGGCTTTACACACCACACGATCAACGCCTAAGCCCGTTGCGCTTTACACGCCAAAGCGTTCAGGTGTAATCAACCGCACCCCTACCAAAAACCCCATGCACAGAGTGTGTGAGACATTCAAAGTGTATGGTGTCAATGCCAATCCGTTCAAGTCTGGCACGACTGCAGGTCATGGAGACATTGTTTCCAGACGCAACACTTGTGTGTATACACACGCTTGATTGTAATTATCCAAGCTTTTGCGTTGGATAATTCGTTGGATAATTCGATTTCCCATATAAATCAATGAGTTATCTCTGCAATATATCCAATTATCCAATTATCCAACATTTTAGAGGTACTCGTGTACTATAAAAAAGTTATGAGTCAATGTGCGTGAAGCGCACAAAATCACGACACTCTAAAAACTGGCACACCCTTTCCAGCACTTGGATAATTCGAGCAGGGTAAACCCTATACGCACGTCACAACGTAGTGTTCATGCGGGTTTCAAGCCACATACACACGTTTTCTAATTATCCAGCTTGGATAATTCACCCCCCATTTTGGATAATTCAACCCGTTTACATACACACAATGTATGTATACACACCAAGCCGTCAGGTGATTAGTTGACGAGCGGGGCTACGCATACACACGTAGTGTGTGCATTAGCTTGGGAGGTGGCGCTCCCTTAATCCATCAATTCGCCTACATATACACACCTTTGAAGGGACATACACACATGACCTCCGTTCACTACGCCATCGGGTTTACCCTAGCATTCTGCGCTTCGTTGTTCTATGGCATCAACGATGTATCCACATACGCACAACAGTCAGCACTCATCTTCGCAGGCTTTTGCCTAGGCGGTGTAGTCGTAATCCTATTGGAGGAACTATGAGCGACTGGAAAATATGCGTCGATTGCCAAGACGATGTGCCAATCCAAAGGTATCAAGCGTTTTGCGCATCATGTGAGCGCAGTCGTGAACATAGCGCACAAGTCGTTAGATCATCATGGTGTGTCGTGCAAGAGTACGGCAAAGGTGCATACCAACTGGTTACACCCGAAAGCGCCATGACCACATTGAAACAAACAAATCAGAAAGAGCTACGCACATGAGCGGGCTACTGCAAGACGAAGCCGAGGGCTATGAATGCCAGAGACTGAGTAAATGGTTTGCGGGCAGGATAGATGCCCGCGTTGTTGTTCGTAAATATCACACAAGGAATCATATGAAACCGATCGTATTCTACAAAACCTACTCTGACCCAATGATGTGCTTGCTATACGACAGCATGGACAAACCCTTTTGGTGTGCAAGGCTAGAGGTGGTCAATCACCCGCACATTGGCAGTGGCAACATACGCACAAGCGAGATCGTTAGTTTCAACCCAAGTGGTGGAATCATTGAGACGAAGAACACGATCTACGTGCCTGAGCCATGACTTACCGCACCGAGATACACCTACACCATTTGGTAGAGAAGTATCAAGCCAAGTCAGCTACGTGGGAATACGTAGAGGACACCGAGCACGTAACCCGAGGCGTGATGCACTGGGTAGTCACGTTGTATGACGCAAAGCTACCCATCTATGAACGTGGATGGATACGCAGGACACACGTCATGTCATTAGCTACTGGCTGTCACTTAAATACAGATGAGTACGTCACTCGTCTTGTCATTCAGAAACTGGAGGGTACACAATGAACCACGATCACTTACCCGCACTCAAGCGGTACACATCCCAAGCCCAATACGATGCGCTCAAATCGATTGACGATACCAAGTCAATCAAAGAATTGGTGTTCTCGGGCTCATCAAATCGCACCCTTGGCGTGTTAGTACGTAGCGCATGGATAAACACATTCACCTACGTAAAAGATGAAGTCAAACACGAGGGGTGGTGTGTTACCGATGCAGGCAAGCACGCTATGACATTGTTCGAGGCACACCTACGCCTTGAGCAGATCAAGGAAGAGAAGCGTAAGTCTGTGCGTGAAAACTATTACGAGGCACTGCTTCATGCATACGACATAGAACAGTCTACTGGTCAGAGGCGAGAGGAGCTTTCAATAGAGTTACGCAAACTAGAGTGGCAAGTAGAGCAAGCCAAATCAACTCTACGGGCGAGGTCTTACCAATTAAGTAATGGTGAACAACGAGATGTTGTAGCCCGAGTACAAAAAGAACTTGCACAGCGAGCCAGTCAACAAGCTAACAATCAGAGAGGTATCCCATGAAAGTGCGTAAAAACAAACACAAGATATTAGATCGCATGGCTAACCCGCCATTCATGGGAGACAGCAACACCATGTGGTTTATACGTCATGTCAAACCATGTAAGACATACATGAAGGGATGCCCTGACTGTGATGCAGTAATGTTTCGCAAGGAGCATGGCAGATTCCCTTACACGCAAGCTGAATGGCATGCATACGAAACTCGAAATATTAAATGGGGGGAATCATGTTCACATGGAACTACCGAATTGTAAACACCAAGTCAGACAATGCAGGCGAAGATTGGTACTGCTTGCAAGAGGTTTGCTATGACAAGAAGGGCAAGCCCACTGGCTACGGCAGACCATGCACAGGCTCAGAAGATATGAAGTCTTTGAAGTCTGTGTTCAAGATGATGAACGAAGCCATGAAGCTACCGCCATTACAAGAGAAGGACTTCAAATGAAAACCGAAAAGATAGCAGAACAACTTCACGACCGCATTCTCGGCGGGTGCCGTGGCGGGTTTCTTGGTATAGGCTGGTGCGTGACTGATGCGGAGGGTAACCCCAAGCCCAATGCACCGCTTGAATCCGGTATGTTCATAGCCACCGAGAACTACTACGGCTATGCCGTGTTGCGTGTCAACGCTGATATGACCCTCACCGAGTGCACTAAGGAGGAGGACTTCAAATGACTTTCTATAGAGTAATGGTAGATATATCAATGAGAGACTTGCTCGTTGAGGCAGATAGTGAAAAACATGCGGAGGAGAGAATACGCAAAGAATACGTTTACCCACTTTGGCGCGAACATCCGTTTGGCGGGAGACCAAGCCAGTGGGGTACGCGAATAAGAAAACCTTGGAAGAAACAACTAAAGGGACTCATCAAATGACTAAATGGGAAAAGACAGAGCGTATAGTATTCCTTGCAGGAATCATCATCGTCATGTTAGACGTACTTGTATGGAGACCCTAATGACTGACTTAGAGATCGTCTTATCAATCGCATTCGTAATCATTCTATGGCTGTATCGCAGGGAAAATGCGAGAGGTAACTATTACAAGGCTACGCTTATTGCTGTAGGTCTTGGCGTAGTAAACATCGAGGTAGATGCGGAGACACATACTTATAAACTGGAGGTATGCGATGAAATTAAACGTCACATGGAAACCAAAGGCTAACAACTTTTGGCTCGGCACATTGAACATGCCATTGACGATAGCGCTCAAAACTTTTGATGGTACTTACCACGATGACGACATACGTGACATAGGTTATGTATGCAAGCTAGACGACAAGTTCGTTGTCAGGCTATACGGCTCAGTGTATAGCGGAGTACATCCAGTAGAGAAATGTCACTTCGATACCAAAGAAGAAGCAATGGACTGTGCTGAAAGTTTCGCCATTGCAGCACTCATAGCCAAGAAGCTGTCGCACTAGTGACAGGGCTGTACATACACACAATTTAGAATTCACTGGCTACCCAATCGTTAATGCGTACACGCATTGGGGCATGCATCGAGTACGCGACAACCTTTTCAACCACAAGGAAAATCATGCGTTATAGCAATATCAAAACATCAATCCTAGAGCAGTTCAAAGCGCCCAATGGCAACAAGATCGTGCCGTTCATACTCGGTGCACCCGGAGGTGGCAAGTCAGCTTGTGCCCGCGAGATCATGAAAGAGCTCAATCTCGATCATGTCGTGGAGTTCACTGCGTCACTCCGTGATCCAGTCGATGTGCTTGGCACACCGAACAACACAGGCGCGTATACCCGCTGGGTTCCGCCTGAAGAGTTCTACATGTTGCGTCAAGGCGTTGGTCGTGTAGGTCTGATCTTGGAAGAGTTATCAGATGCACCAGTGCCCATGCAGAATGCACTGTGCGGTGTAGTCTATGACTTTCGTGCAGCCAACTTACAGTTATCAGATCAACTGCACATCATTGCAACTGGCAATCGTACCGAGGACAAGTCAGGTGCTAACCGCATCACGTCTAAGCTGGCTAATCGTACTAGACGCTTTGACTTCCAAGAGAATGTCGATGACTGGACTGAGTGGGCGCTAGACAATGACATTGATCCTGTATTGATTCAGTTCATTAGGTTCAGACCTGCCCTGCTGTCTGACTTCGATCCCAATCGATTCGCCAACCCGACGCCTAGATCGTGGGAGCGTGTCAACATGATCCCTGCATCGTTAGAGAACGCACTGTTCTTCGACAACTGTGCCGGTGAGGTGGGTGAAGGCGCTGCTGCTGAGTACACAGGCTTTAGACGTATCTACTTAGCACTGCCTAACATCGAGAGTATCTTGCTCGATCCTGCTGGCGCTGACTTACCTGCTGACCCAGCGACTCTGTATGCACTGACTGGTGCATTAGCTCGCAAGTCTACCAAAGACAACTTCGATCGTGTATCCAAGTATCTGTCACGCATGAGCCCCGAGTTCAATGTGATGGCAACTAAGGATGCAATCAAGTTGTGCCCAGCGATTAAGTCAACACGTTCATTCGTAGAGTGGGCTAGCAAAAATGCTGAGGTGTTAATGTGACATACAGCTGGGACTACAACCCCGGCATGGGCACACACTTCCTGACGGGGCCTTGGCACGCCCCTGATGGTCGTTCCGCTAGAGCGTTTCATCAATATGCGCACATCTTAGATACAGCTGGTGGTGTGTACTGGGCTTGCATCAACACTAACGAACAACCAATAAAGTTCTTCGATCTTGAGGAAGCCAAGGCGTTCGTGCTTGCATCGGTAGCACTGTCATGAAACTAGTGTGGGTGGCTAGCGTTGAATCTTCACATACGCTGTACCACATACGCCCCAACGACAAAATACCAAAGAAGGTAGCGTGGGTGGCGCGTATCTTTGCATCCGATAAAAATCCACAAAGGTGGCGAGCGCAGATCGTATCAACAGGTGATCCATGCGTAACCGATACCTTGCAACAAGCCAAAGACTGGGCACAAGCAGTCGTTCTTCTCAACCAATGAAAGACCTATATGCAACCAACCAAACTGGCAGATAAGGTAATCCTTGTCAAGCTAACAATGCGTCGTGCTTCACTGACTAAACGTGATGCATATCTATCAGACAAGATACAACGGCAAGAGGGTGATACATCGCTCACTGTGCTGACTAAGTTGTTCAAGTCTAAGGACAATCCGATTGCGCAGATCATGTC